ATAAATGCCATTGATTGATGCTTTCTTGCTGTATCCGGGTTGGTCTAACAAGGTAATGTAAGGTACGTTATTGGTAATTGTTGTACGCATACCTTTGCCTACTAGTTTCCAAGAACTTCTTGCTTTACCCGAAAGTACTGATGTATTTCTTTTCAGCTCTTTTCTAGCAAATCGCATTATGTCGGTTATTTTTTTAGCACCTGCTGTATTAACAGTTTTCGACATGTTCGGTGCGTTTACGACTACTTTAGCGTAAACTCGAATAGGGGCTAAACCTAACTTAATAGGTTTAGCGTCTTTTTTGAATATAGCAGACAAAGCAGACTTCTTGATTAAAAGTCTACCTATAGTAATTGCTATAATCGGTACAGGCATGATTAAGTAGCCGTACCTAGGGTTAAATCCCCACTACCTTGCATGCTGATATCACCTGTAACCAACGCATCTGTTGAAGATGAAACTGATAGTCCAGTGATAACAACATTGCCTGATAACTTAGGGTCGCCAGTAGCACTAGTGCTAGGATATGCTAAAAAAGCAACCTCGGCATCAGTGTTAATCGCAGTGTTTATAGTGCCTTGGTCGGTTGGATTGAAACTGATTGTTGCAGTTGCAGTCCACTCTTTCAAGCCTGACATAAACGTTTTAGTGTTGTCGCCCATTACAGTTGATTCAACTGTATTAACCGTGTAATCAACACTAATGTTTTGTAATTGGCCAATTGCAACAGCGTTAACTGTTAACGAACCTTCTTGACCTGTGTAATGATTTGCCATCTTAAATTACTCCTTATTAGATGTTGGTGTTTTGGTATCTTTTACTAGGGGTTTAGTAGGTGTTTTAGCTGATTCAGCTGTCCAACCTATGGCTACCCAACCTTTAACATCATCGCTGTTAATGGTTCTAGTATCAGTACCGTTTTTAATTGTTATATTCATGGTGTACCTCGTGTATAAACATAATGCACTTCAATGGTTAAGTCCACTCTACCCACGGTTTTCTGTTCATCGACTAAATCGAAATTCTCAACAGCAACAGTAGTTAATTCGGTATTTAATGCAAGACTGTTTCGAGTCCTATCAGCATCAATTGCTACTTCTACATCTTCAATTAATTGATTTCGTAGAGTATCAATATCGCGTTTAGGGCCTGATACAAATCCTAACAATGTAACGTTTAAAAAAGATTCACGCGTACCCGAAGTACCCGTCATAGTTAAATCATTGCGTGATTCGTCACTAGCACCAACAATAACAAGTGGGTATTGTTGTCTAGAAAAATCGCTTTCGCTTAATATTTTTCTAGAAACAAACCGTATGTTGCCATTATTAGCATCACGTAACGTGGACACTAAATCTTCGACTATTTGCTCTCTTAAACTCATACCTATCTTCGCATGTACATTGAAGTTTTAACAGATTTCTCTTTGTTAGTAATAGTTGAATCACCATCACTATCGTACTCAACACCATCTGCTAAGATAGCATCGAATTCTTCTTCAAATCGAGTTCTGTAAAACTCCATTGCACTTGTAAACTTGTCGCCTTCAACAAAATCAGACAACTTGGGTAAAATGTAATAACTCAACACATGGTATACAGACGCATTCTTAAACTGAGTATCAGTTAACTTACTAGCATCCATTTCTGATGTACTACTAGCGTTAGAAACACTTTGTAGGTACATCGGATACCAACTGATTCTCAATTTGCGTTGTATATCCGATTGTGTTCTAGCATGGTCATCACTAAAACTCAAATTGTCGTAATCCTGTAAATCAGGGAACAACTCTTGGACATCTACGTCTGTACTATATGCCATTATTAAACGATTGAATCAGAAGTTAACTTAACACCATAAGTGTTATGTAAAATACCTTCTGCCCAAACACCAGTAGTAACAATCTCAGAAGCACGTAGACTAGCATTACGCTCAATCTCTGTACCTACACCACGGTCTGCTAATGCAATCGCATCGCGTGCGAACACAGCGCCGATAGCATCACCACTACCATCAACTTGCACTGATGTAGATTGGAATACCTGCACACCACCTAATTCACCAACAAAACCGTTACGCATAACAGATTCTGCTACTGCAGAACTTGATTGTGGAATGAAAGAGTTAGTTAATGCACTCTGCACTGCGTAAACTTGCGCAGGATGTAATACTGCTACAATTTCACCTGTTACGTTATTACCACGCAACGATGCAATTGCTTTGAAAATATCCGACGGCGTCAATTCTGCACCTGCACCCGGCCCCTTTTCAGTACTAAATGATGTGAACAAAGCTGTGATATCTTGGTCTTGTCGCATTGCTACACCTTGACCTAAGTATGTGATAATATCCATGATGTTGTTTCTATTACCAACACTAGCAGACAAGTCTGTTAAAGTCGACATTAAAACATGCTCAGATACCGTCAAATCAAGGTCTGTTGGTACAATATCAGTGTTAGTTGAGTAATCTGTACCTTCTGCGGTTGCTACTGCAAGTGTGTCTGTAGGATATACAGGTACTTGTGTAACAGTTGACGACATTGGTGCGGCTACGTTTTTAACTAGACTTTTTAAGATGTAATTTTCGTTCGCTGTAAATGAGATATCTGTAATCATCTCGTTGAATAACTTCGTTAGTGAAGTTGTTGTGATTTCATTGGCCATTGTATGACACTCCTATAAAAAAAAATAATGTATTTGATTAGGCACGCTTGAAGTCTTTGTACTGTTGTCTAACAACAGGGTCTGACATATCAGCATTAGTCCAATCGACTTTTTCAATTCCTGAAGATTCAGTGTTGCTACTAGTTCCACTACCCGCAATATTTGCTTTCACAAAGTGCGGATTATTAGTTAGAAACTCATTGACTAATTCGCCAACTGAGTATTTTTTTGCATCGTTGTTATAACGTTGGCTACCTGTGTTTAAATCAATCACTTCGATGTTGCCATCAGTGAATTTAACTTGATTCTGTAACAACTGTACAACCTGTTCAGGGTTAATCGCATTCATGTTACTTGCGCTACCCAAGATGCTTTTGTCTACTCGTTCTACTCTAATCTGTTCTTTCAATTCACTAATTTGATTCTGTAAAGGTGCTACGGTATCGCTTAATAATTCATCAAACTTACCTTGCTCTTTTAGCATCAACTGCTTAGCGTTTTGTTTTTCTGTAACTAGTTGATTGTATAATTCAACATCAACTTTACTGTATTCATCACGCACTTTCTTTTCAGCTCGTGCGATTCTTGATTGTACAATATCATTAACTTTGGATTTTTCAATCATTTCTACCTGCATAGTTTCTGATGTTGCAGTGGCATCAATATCCTGAGTGTTTTCAGTTTCAGTTACTTCTGACATTATTTTTTCCTCTTATGTTCGAGTTGCCTACAATCGGTGTAGTTCCGTACCTGCTTAAAGCAGTAATTTGTAATGTATTTATGTATTTGTCGAACTAGTATTAGTTAAGGTACTAATCACGTCGTTGTTATCGATTTCTTGTAACACTTCTGCTAATAAACTTTCTTGTTTAATTGTCAAATTAACGATTTGCTTATCAATTTGTTTATTGAATACATCACTATTAACATTGGATAGTTTTGCTTGTTGCAAGAAGTTTAAATCAACGTACTTGTCACGAATATTGAACGAATCAGGGTAGTTAATTTCACCATCGTACTGAACTGATACCATCATCGAGAACATCTTGAATATTTGTTCTTCAAAAAGCTCAAGATTATCTGCCTTTTCAGCAAGTCTTGCATTCAGTAGTTGAAATTCTGTTTCCAATGCAACACCTGATAGTTTTTTACTTTCGATTGCTCTAACACTACCTACGTTAGCCATAACGTTGATAGCATCTACTTTGTGCTCAATTGAATTCATGATTACAGCAATATCACTATTACTGTCTAAGAAGTAAGGTTTTAACCCCGGTTCTGTATTTTCAGGTATTACGCACCTACCACCTGCACCCGGCCCAACTTGTACACCGTGTTCACTTGCTAAAATGCTATGAACATTCAATCGAATTGCTTGTTCAATTTCACTGCGTTCGTTGTAAATCGCCTTCTGTTGAGTAGCAATATCACCAACATCAGAATACCCAAGTCCTAATACATTACTACGGCGTGCGTACAATGCAACTGCTGT